GCACCGAGGGCGAGTGCGACTTCCCCATCCCGACCATGGTCACCAACAAGCCCATGGTGGCAGCCCTCGCACCCTACGACGAGCTGGTCTTCCCGCCCGAGACCACCGACATCCAGTCCGCCCGGGTGGTGTTCCGACGGTTTTACATGACCGAGGCCGAGCTCTTGAACAAGGTCGAGACCGAGGGCTGGGACGCCGAGTGGGCCCAGGAGGCGATCAACACGATGGGCCGTTTCAGCGACTACTCGGCCTACACCTACGCTGCTGTCGGCCTGGCCGAAAACTCCATCCTCGACCGCGAGAACCTGATCGAGGTGGTCTATAGCTACCAAAAATCAATCGACTCCGACGGCATCCCGGGCGTGTTCTACACCGTATTCAGCCCTCAGGTGGGCGACAAATGGGGCTACTTCGACCTCTTGGACTACACGCACGGGCAGTACCCGTTTGTGGTGTGGCGCAGTGAGCTCATCCACCGCCAGATCACCGAGAGCCGGGGCGTGCCCGAGGTCTGCTCGACCTGGCAGCACGAGGTCAAGGCCCAGCGCGACTCCATCTTCGACTACACGTCCCTGGCCACCCTGCCGCCCATCGAGGTCCCCAAGACCCGCGGCGGCAACCTGAAGATCGGCCCGGCGATCCAGATCCCGGTCCTGCGCCGCGGCGAGATCGGCTTCCTGCAACCGCCCGCCCGCGAGCCCAGTGTGGCCTTCCAACTGATCGCAGCCATCGAGGCCCAGACCGACCGCTACTTTGGGCGCCCGACCGAGAAGGTCCCCCCGGTGATCACCCAGATGCGCCAGCAGCGCCTGATCAACAACTGGCTGCACGGCTGGACCGAGGCGTTCCGCCAGGTGCTGTCCCTCACCCTGCAGTACATCGGCCCCGCCGAGATCCAGCGCATCACGGCCTCGGCCACCCCGCTCCCGCCCGACATTCAGGACTTCGACGTGATGCTGAAGTTCGACATCCGCGAGCTCTCCACCGACCTGGTCACCGAGAAGCTGAAGGCCATCAGCACCCTCGTCCTGCCCCTCGACACCGCCGGCGTCATTGACCGAGCCAAGCTGATCTCTGTGGCTCTCCGGGCCATTGATCCCAACCTGGCCAGCGAGCTGGTCATGCAGCAGGGCCCTGCCGCGCAGAAGATGTTCGGTGAAACCAACGACGAGGTGGCGCTGATGAGCCTCGGCAACCCGCCCCAATTGCGCGAGAACGACCCTACAGCAGCCATGCGCCTGCAATTCACTCAGCAGGTGCTACAGAGCAACCCGAAGTACCAGCAACAGCTCCAGCAGGACCCGCTCTTCCAAGCCAACCTGCAGAAGTACATTGAGAACCTGCAGTTCTCGGTGCAACAGCAGCAGAACGCCGTCACCGGCAGACTCGGAGTCCAATGAAACTGAACGACGAACAACTCTCGGAGGCCCTGTCAGTGTCCGAGGAGCACCCGGTGCTCAAGGCCATTGGCCAGGTCATCGACGACACGCTACGGGACGAGGTACACAGCGCCCTCCTCCCATCGCTTTCCGCGGAGGACCGTGCCTACAACGCAGGCCGGGCAGCCGCGATCAAGGATCTCATCGCACAAATCAGTGCGCTGCGAAACGGGAGAGACTTGACTTCCGGTCAATTCTAGGCTCTCACTCACACAACGGCTTCTTGGTTGGCCTCAACAACCATGGTTGCAGCATACCCGGCTTGCAGGGTCTAAAAGCATGGACATCCAAACGACACAGGAAGCGCCCCTGTCTAAAAACACGGCACAGCCCCCAATCAACCCGATGCAGTTCGACGAATCGGCGTTGGCCAAGTTGCTGAAGACACGATTCAGCGGGGAGGAGGAGAAGGCGTCAGACGTCGAGCAACAAGCGCCGGAGCCGGAAGCCACTTCAGTGGACGATCAGGCCGAGGATGCGGAGCCGACCGCAGAACAAACGGATGCGCAGGCCGAGTCGCCTGAGCAGGATGTTCTTTCCGAGACCGAAGAGAACAGCGACGAGGAATCGCTGGGCTACCGCAAACGCATCGACAAGCTCACGCGCCAGAAGAAAGAGGCGCTGGAGAAGGCCGAGGCGCTCGAGCGGGAGCTCAACGATGCCAAGACCAAACTGGAGCAGACCAACGACAGGCCGACCGCGGTGCAGTCCGCTGCAGACCCGTTTGCCGATGTCTGGGAAGTGTCGAAACTCAACGATGAGTGGAGCAAGGCCCGGAATCTTAAACGGTGGTGCGAGGACAACATCGACGGCTGCGAAGTAGAGGGCAAGGAGTACAGCGCGGATGACGTGAAGCAGATCAAGCGGCGTGTAGAAGACGCCATCGACCTGCACATCCCGAATCGCGCCCGCTTCCTGCAGAACTACCAGCAGATCAAGCCCATCGCGGAACAGCTCTACCCATGGTGGAAAGACCGTTCGGCTACCGAGTACACCGAGGCGCAGGCCGTCCTGCGGCAACTGCCGCAGATTGCCTCACTGCCGGAGTACCAGGTGCTGGTCGGTGACTTCATTGCCGGGCGCAAGTTGCGTCTGGCGCAGGAGTCCGCCAAGGGCAAGCCATCTGCCACCCGCCCACTGGTCAAGGCACCCAGTCAGCCTGGTCGACCGACCGCAATCCCTGCATCAAAGAAGGATGCGGCCAAGGTCGGCCTGGATAAAGCCAAGTCGCAGTTCCGAAAGTCCGGGACGACCACCGAATTAGCCCAAGTACTCAAAAGGATGCTCTAAACCATGCCCCTACTTCAGCCCAACCAGGGCGGCTCTGTGCCGCTCGCTTCAACCTCCGCCGCTCGTGAAGATCTGGCGGATTACATCGCCATCGTCGATGCCAAGTCGACCCCGTTCGTGTCCATGGCCCCTAAGGGCCGTGACATCGGCAATATGCAGTTCTCTTGGCAGGTCGATAACTACGGCGCCCCCGTGCTCGCCGGCGTGGTCGACGGCACCGACGTGACCGTTGCCAGCGCCTCGAACCCGGTGGTCAACCGGACCCGCTTGAACAACTACGGCCAGGCCTTCCGCCGGGACCTGCGCATCGGTTTCATCGCCGAGACTCAGGACGTTGCTGGTGTGACCGATGAGTTGGCCAACGGCATTGCCAAGAAGCTCGTCGAGATCAAGCGCGACATGGAGTCGACCTTCATGTGCACCAACCAAGCTGCCCAGGCCGACAACGGTTCGAGCAACGCCTACCTGACCGGCTCCCTCGGCAACTGGCTGACCAGCACCAACGCCTCGAACATCGGTGCGTGCGCTTCCGGTTCGCCCTTCCTGCCGGCCTCCGGCGCGGTTGACACCACGGCTTCCGCCTCATTCACTGAGGCGACCGCTCAGAACGTGCTGACGGCCATCTACAGCGCCACCGGCACCTTCCGGGACTACGATTGTATCCTGGGCACCACGCTCAAGCGTGCGTTCACCAACCTCACGGCCTCGGGTGTTACCCAGGTTGTCAACGCCAACAGCATCGCTGCCACCAGCGTCCGTACCTTCAACCAGGACCTGTCCAGTGATAGCTTCAAGGCGTCCATCGACATTTTCGAGGGCGACTTTGGTCGCTTGATCCTGCACCCGTCCACCTTTGTCGGTGGCAAGACCAGCACTTCCCTGACCGCCCAGGCCTTCAAGGGCTACGTCATCCCGATGGACATGGTCGAGGTGCGCTACGCCAAGCTGCCCCAGGTCAAGGATCTGCCTGACGCCGGTGGCGGCCCTGCCCGCCTCGTTGAGGCCATTGCCGGTCTGGTTTGCAAAAACCCGTCGGGCTTTGGTATGTTCAACGGCGCGAGCTAGTCTTAGTTTCAACGGGGGAGGTCCACTCCGGGCCTCCCCCTCTTTCCTTTCTCATGGCTCACAATTCCGCATCCTCTGTCATCGCAAACGCTCTCGACGACCTGCCCGGCGAACTGCGCCGCGCCGTCATCAAGGAGTTCCAATCCGGCATCCAGAAGGACTGGGTGCAAGCTGGAATACAGCAGAAGCGCATCGCCAAGGACTCTGATCGAGAGGTCCGCGCTATCGACGGCATCGGGCGGCTGCGGATGCGGATCGACCCCACGCTCTACCATGCCTGGGGCAGCAAGTACGGCTACGATTGCTGGAAGGACTCCCAATTTTTGAAAGAGGTCGAGCGGGATAACCCCGAGGTGCGAGTGCGCTGCGGGGCTACACGCTTGCAGGTTGGATGGAGCGGTGGCACAAAACGCAGCAGTCAGAAGTTCACCCTATGAATGTCGGATCAAACCGCCAACTGGCCGGCGAATACGGTGGCCGGTACATCGACGCCTCCGCGGGCACTGTGACCGGCAACTACATGGAGATCCATGCCGTTGCCACGACCATCCTCGGCGCCGTCTCGTCCAACATCACCAACTTCCCTGCCGGCGTGACCATCCAGGCCGGCGATTCGATCTCGGGCGTGTTTACCTCGGTGGCTGTATCCTCCGGGGCGATCATCGCCTACAACCGCAAGTGGGTCTAAAATGCGTCTCGGACTAGGACTAGGACTCGGCGTGCAGCAAGCCCTTGGTGGGGCTGGCGGCGGCGCCGACCTGCCTATCATCCGGCGCGACCTGCTGCAGGAGGACGACTTCTTCGTTTTCCTCGAGGACGGTACATCCAAGATCGTCATCACTTTCGGTACTTTCGATTCCCTGCTGCTGGAGGACGCCTCGTTCCTCCTGCGGGAGGACACCGGCAAACTCATCATCCAAGCCAACTGACCCATGCCAGACACAAAAATCACGGCCCTAACGGCCATCACCACGGTTGATCCGGCAGCGGACGTGCTGCCGATTGTCGACATCTCGGACACGTCCATGGCGGCCTCTGGCACGACCAAGAAGGTCACCAGCAACCAGATCCTCGGCGCAGGCGGCACCGCCACGCTCGCCTCCGCCACCATCACCGGCGATCTGACGGTGGATACCTCGACGCTGAAGGTCGATTCGGTGAACAATCGGGTGGGTATTGGGACGGCGAGTCCGTTAAATGCACTTCATGTTTTAGGATCTACTACTGGAAATGTCGGTAGAATTGTTGGTGGCGGTTCTGGTCAGCCTTTGTTCTTGTATTCTGACAACTCTGGATCTGGTGTTAACAATGGATCTAATGGCAGTTACGGAACTGGATTGTATTTTAGCAACGCAAGCAACTTCCTAGCGTTTTACACAGATACAGGTAGCGGTGGAACCGAAAAGGCTCGCATCGACTCCACCGGCAACGTCGGCATCGGAGTTACGCCGAGTGCGTGGGCGACTTACAAAGGACTTCAAGTAGGCTATGCGTCTCTTGCTGGTTATGCTGGATCGGATGCACTTCTCGGCTCAAATGTGTATTTTGATGGTGGTGCTTTTAGATACATTTCGACAGCTACGGCATCAAGTTACAGACAGCTTTCCGGTGTTCATTCTTGGTCCACCGCCCCCTCCGGCACCGCTGGATCTGCCATCACCTTCACCCAAGCCATGACGCTGGATGCGTCGGGGAATTTGCTGGTGGGTAAGACGGCTTCCAGCAGCACCGTAGTCGGCGCAGAACTGCGCCCGTCCGGCGCAATTATTTCAACTCTTGC